CTCGAGCTCGACCGCGTCGCGTCGCGCGCGTACAAGGACGCCGAGAAGAAGGGCACCTGCTTCGTAAAGGTCTGGCCCGACTTCAAGCTGAAGAAGGTCCGCGTCGAGCGCATCCTCCCCGATGACATCATCGTGGACGAAGCGGAGTGCCGCGGCGGCGCCGAGCCCCGGCAGATCCATCACCGGATGTTCGTCTCGCGCGTGAAACTACAGCGCGAGTTCCCGAAGTACGCGGACCAGATCGGCAACGTGCAGAAGGGCGCGAACGGATTCGGCCCGCGTTACTGGGCGCAGTACCGACCGATGGAGCGCGACGATGTCGTGGCGATCGAAAGCTGGTACCTGCCCCACGGCGACAAGGATGGTGATTACTACGTGCCGGGGCGACACACAATTTGTGTCGATGGTGCGGACCTCCTCGACGAGGAGTATCACGATCATCACTTCCCGATCGCGAAGGCTGTCTGGGTCGAGCGCGATGGCTTTTTTGGGATCTCTCTCATTGAGCGCATCGCCGGCCACCAACGCCATCTCAACAAGAGCAACTGGCAAATCGATCGCTACATCGACCAATACGCGGTGCCGACGCAGTTCGTTCCGATGGCCGATGCACGCCTGGCAGTCGCGACAATTAACCGGGTGGGTACCGTTGTCCCGTACAAGATTGCGCCGCCGAAGACGGTGATTCCGCAGGCGGTCTCGCCGGACATCCTCAACCGACGCGCGGACGTGAAGACGAGCGCGTTCGAGGAGACCGGCGTCTCGCAGACCGCGGCCATGGCCAGGAAGCCGGCCGGCATCGAATCCGGCGTCGGCCTCCGCGAATATCGCGACCAGACCACGATTCGCCACGCTCCACAGGAGCAGGAGTTCGAGCGCTTCTCCCTGCGCGTGAAATGGCTCGCGCTGCACGCGTGCAAGCAACTCGGCGACGAGAGGGCGCCGAAGGTGCTGCACAAGACGTACCGCGGCAAGCGCAAGCTCGGCTGGAAGGACGTGGATATGGACCTCCTGAAGGTCCAGATCGAGGCGGCCTCCAACCTGTCGCGCACGCCGGCGGGCCGACTGCAGCAGGCGCTCGAGTGGGCGCAGGCAGGCGTCATCAGCATCGACGAGTGGCGCATGATTTCTCGCCACCCGGACCTCGAGGCCGTGATGTCCCGGTACACCTCGCAGCAAGAGGACATCGAGCGCTGCATCGAGGAAATTTTCGACGGCGCGGTGGACATCGTGCCGGAGCCCTACCAGAACCTGAAGATGGGCATCGACATGTTCGAGAAGGCGTACAACTTCGCGAAGAACGAAGACGCCGACGAGGAAACGTGTGAAACGCTGCGGCAGTGGATCGACATTGCCGCGTACATGCTGGACCGCGCGACGCAGCCGGTGCAGCCGGCGCTGCCGACCTCGCAGCCGGCGATGTCCGCGTTCGCGCCTGAGTCCATCGGCGTATCCCCTGCGTGAGAGAAGGAAAAATGCAGACCGAGAACGTGCAACCCGAGAACAGCGGTAACCAGATCAACGGCGTCGACCGCGCATCGCTGATCGCGGAGATGGAGTCTCTGAGCCCAGACACTCAGTTCGATTTCACCGACATGGACAACTCCGAAGGCGGCGCCAAGGCTGCCGAGGAGAAGCCCAAAGAGCCGGCGGCGCCGAGCGAAGATGAGACGCCGACCGAAGAGTCCCCGCCGCCTAAGACCGAGGACGAGGACGAGGAAGCGCCCGAGAAGGACGAGGACGAGGAGTCCGACGAGGACGAAGGCGACGACGAGGCGGAGGAGCCCGAGCAGACGGCGGCCGACGACGACGACGTGGACGCCGAGGCGCTGTCGTCGATCCAGCGTCACCGGCGGCGCGCCCTGGAGGAGCTCGACACAAAGCGGCGCGAGGCGCTCGCCGAGGTAGAGGCGCGAGAGCGCGCGGTCCGCGAACGCGAGAAGGGCCTGGCCCCCGTCGAGGATTTCGAGAAGGAGATTCGCCGGCTGGCGCAGCTCGACCCGATCGCGCTGCTCCAGAAGTACGGCGGCCACAACGAGGACACCTTCGAGGACATCTCGAAGATGAGCTGGTTCGCCTCGAAGCGCGGCAAGGCGGACCCGGCATCGCGGGAAGCGGCGGCAAAGTCGCTCCGCGAGCGGGCGCTCCAGCAGCAAGTCGAGGAGCAAGGGAAGCTCCTGCGCGAGTTCATGGAGCGCGACCAGAATCGCGAGCAGGAGCGCACTCAGCAGCAGCAGGCGAAGGAGTATCTCGACCGCATCGTGAGAGCGGTGCCGAGCGATGCGACTCGCCTGGCCGGCCTTTTGAAAGAGGACCGCGAGGAAGCCGTGGAGCTCCTGCGCACGACGGCGCTCGATCTCATGGAGGAGCTCGACGAGAAGCCGACCCCGTCGCGGGTAGCGAAGCGCGCCGAGAAGAACCTCAGAAAAATTCACCGAGCCCAACTTAAAAAGATGGGCCTCGACCCGGACACCGTTCTCGGGTCGAACACGAAGAGCACAAACCCTGTAGCCGGTAAGAGCGTAGCGGCCAAGACACTGAGCACCGATCTCGGAACAACAACCACGCCGCGATCCACGCCGAAGTCGCGTGAGGAGGAAATCGCAGAGGTGGCACGGGCTCTCGAGTCCGGAAATCTCGGCGACGGATTCTGACCAAACTCTTCGTTGGGGGTAGCGGCCAGGAGAAAAACTCATGGCCACTGCGTCAAACTTTACGAGTGCAGCTTTCGCTTTCAAGAAGCTGTACTCGGACAGCCAGGTGGGGGACGTCTCTATGCGTTTCCACCCGCTGTTCAAGATGGTCCGCAAAGTCGGCGGATGGGTGGGGACCACGTTCGATTACCCCATCCGCTACGGGAACCCGCAAGGGATCTCCGGAACGTGGGCCGATGCCAAAGCCGGGGCATCGAGCTCGAAGGGTAAGCAGCTCTCTGCTTCCCGGAAGCCGAAGTACGGCTACATCACCCTGGACGGGGAGGCGATCAACGCTGCCGAAAACAAAGGCGCGTTTATCAACCTGCTCACCATGGAAACCGATGGTGTGCTCGAGGAGATGGGCGACGCTTGTGCGTTCGACCTCTACCGAGCCGGCAACGGTAACCGCGGCAGGCGGGCATCGATTTCGACCAACGTCGTCACTTTGAGTGACGCCGATACGGCTCGAAATTTCAAAGAGGGAATGACTGTCATCGCGTCACCGAACGCGGACGGTTCTTCTCCTCGGGCCGGCTCGACCACCGTCGCGGCGGTGGACGAAGACAACGGGAAGGTCCAGCTCACCAGCGCTGCGGCCATCACGTCCTTTGCGGACAACGATTATCTGTTCCGCAAGGGCGACCCGGCGACGTGCTGCGAGGGCCTCGAGAAGCATCTGCCTCTCACGGCTCCCGCGCTCGGCTCGGACTCGTTCCGCGGCATCGACCGCGGCTCGGATCCGCGTCGTCTGGCCGGCGTGCGTGTCAACACGCCGCTGGCTCCGCACGAGGAGAACATCGGCCTGGTCGGCGTCAAGATCGGGCAGGTGGGCCAGGAGGGCCGGGTCGCTACCATCAACCCGCTGCACTTCTGGAAAGTCGTGCGGCGGCGCGATGCCATGGTGACCTACGATGGCGGCGGCGTCGAGGCGACCGTCGGCTTCGAAGGCATCAACGTTGCCACGCCGGCCGGTACGGTCCGACTCATCTCGGATCCGGACTGCCCGCCGGAGTTCGGCTACGTGCTGAACCTGTCCACGATGTACATCAAGCACCTGCGGTCGCTGCCGCACATCATCATGGACGACGGGCTCCGCTCGCTTCGTCTCATGGACGACGACGGCATCGAGGCGCGCGTGCGCTGCTGGTGGAACCTGTTCTTCGACAAGCCGGGCTCGAACGGCGTGTTCGCGGCGCAGTAAACCGAACGAACTGCAACGGGGCCCCTTTAACGAGGGGCCCCATCGAGAAAGGCTGAAACGATGCGGGAATTTGCATCTTTGTCGAACATCCCCAAGAGTCGGAAGTACAGCATCCGCGGGCTCGGAGCGAACGACACCGCGCTATCCCTCCAAGAGGGCGGGCGTGGCATCACTTCGACCTGGATCAGCGAAGGCAAGTACAAGCTCAAGTGGGACGAGAATCCCGGGTTCTTCATCAAGGCGAACGCGAACCTCGCGGGAACGGACCCTGCGCTCTTGAAAAACTGGTCGATCGGCTTTTTGCCGTACAACACGACCACCCGAGAGCTCGAGATCTGGATCCACAACGGGGCGGGCACGCTCGCTGACATCGTCGCGAACCAGTACCTCTACATCGAGGTCGAGTTCGCGGAGACCGAAGTCCGGTAACTGAAACCCGACCGCGGCGGTTAAACGCCTGCCGCGGTCGTTTTTCGAGGGCGCGATGGCACGAACCTTTACACTGCTCACGCTGGTCAATCGAGCGCGGAAGCGCGTGGATATGGAGAACGACGACTCCATCTCCCTCAGCGAATGGAAGGAGATGGTCTCGGAGATGTATGCCGAGCTCCATGCCGTCATCGTAGAGACCGGCGCACGCGTCTTCGAAGCAACTCAGAATCTGACGGCGGGGAGCACGGCGCTGCCGGCGGACCATCTTTCGACCATCGGCGTCGATTACGTTTACGACACTACGGCGGACAAGAGGCGCGCGCTGGACGAGCTCATGGTCCAGGAGCGCAACGAGCTCCGCGGGCTCACTGGCGAGTCGCAGTTCTACGCTCACGAGGGCGCGAACATCGTTCTTTACCCGACGCCGATCGCCGGCCAGACCTACAAGCACCTGTACGTCCCCATCCCGACGGACTACTCCGCGTCGGCCGATGGCACCGCGATCGACGTGGTCACGCCTCACGGCGACCAGTTCATCATCTGGGGCGTGACGATGCTTGCCTGTCACAAGGTCGAGCGCGATCCGCGCGACGCCGAGCGGCACTTCGAGAAGTATCGCGAGAAGGTCACCGAATGGGGCGTGCTCCGGTTCCTGCACGCTACCAGGCGCCAGGTGGTGCGCGATCCGCGCTACATCGACCCGGCGAGCTATAGGCGATGAACCTCACCCCGGTTCTGGATACGAAGCTCGCGGACGAAAACCTCGAGCGCGTGCGGCGCAACCAGGCGGACGTCCTGAAAAGCCACGAGCGCGGCCTGCTCGAGCTCGAGGCGAGGATCAGGCGTCGCTGGGCGATTTTCCATCGCACTACCGATCAGACCCTCCTTGGCACGAACGGCCTCGTCGAGTTCACTCATATCCTCCGTAAGCGCGGCGACTTTGCTGTCGATCCGCTCAAGGGGATGCGTATCCCGCCCGGCTGCTGGAAGCTCACTTGCGGCATGGTGGCGACCCACACTCTCACGTTTTCCTCCAACGTGATTTGGTATCTCGACCCCATCGGCAAGAACGCCGAGATGAGCTGGACGTATCTCGGTCCCAAGGTCAACACGGCCGGGATGCGTGGTTTCGCGCTGAACACCAGCACGACGAACGTAAACGCTGGCGGCCTCGGGACCGAGGCCATCGGCTACATGAAGAACACGAATCCGACCTACGTCGGCGTTCGCATCATTGTGAGCGGCGGTACTTCGACGGTCCACGCGAACTGGACCAAAGCGATGGCTGAAGAGATCGATCCTTGGGATGAGTAGATGACCATCGACTGGCAACTCGTGCAGGTCCCCTTCGGCGGCGGCGTCGATCAGCAACGCGACCCGCGACTGGTCAACCCACCGAATGCGGCGATCCTGAACAACGCGGTTTTCGACGACATGGGCGGCTACCAGACCCGCCTCCCCTTCGTCGCGCGCTCAGCGACCGACACGTCGGGCGTGGCCATCACCGACATTCGCAAACTCGTGCCCTACGGCGACGAGCTCCTGCTTTTCTCCAAAGAGAAGATCTACAGCTGGAGCGAGCTCGGCGAGGCGTGGAAGCCAATCTGCACATACCTCGCGCCGAAGCTGACGGAGGAGGCGCTCTTCATTCGTACGGCCGATCAGGACCAGTGCGACATGGTGCGAACGCCGAATGTCACGCTGTACGCGTGGCTCGACTCCGCGACCGCATTGGGCGTCTACGTGGCGGCGATGGACCCGGTCACGGGGGCGGTGCTCCTGGCGCCGACCCTCGTGCAGGCGACGACCGGCGAACGTCCGCGGCTGGTGTGGCGCTCCGGGTGGACCCGTGCGCTCCTTTTCTGCGAGACCGCGACGAACACTCTCTCGGTCAAAGCCATCGACCCGACGAGCGTGACGACGCTGGCCTCGACTGTCGCCGGCGGCTGGACCACCGTCTCGACTGCCTACGATGGTTTCTACGACGCCATCTCGATCTCCTCGACGCTGGCCTTCGTCTGCTACGGGCACACGACCGCCACAACCTACGGGTACGCGAGCGTGTCGAACGCAGCGACGCCGGTGGTCTCGGCGAACACGAAAGCGCGCGACGCGTTCAGCTTAATCGCTTGCGCGGTCTCACCCGACAACACTCGCATCGCTGTCATCCGCAACCAGGACGCGACCGGGAACAACGTCCGCGCCGACCTCCTGAACGCGTCCACGTTCGCGGACGTTTCGACGACGCTGACCATCGGGACGATTCCGAACAACACCACGCGTCAGGTCGCTTGCGAATTCCGCTCGGTGACGGATGGAGGCTTCTATCGCTGCTATGTCTATTTCGGCACCCAGACGAACAACGAATCCGACGACAGCACGCAGCTCAACTGGGTAGACACGAACGGCGCCGTCGGAACCGCCGCAGTCTTTGTCCGGCGTGCCATCCCTGCTTCGCGGGCCTTCGACCACGGTGGGAAAACCTTCTGCTGGTTCGTGTTCGCACACGACTCAACCCAGACCGGCATGACGGTCTCGGTCAAGACATCGCTGCAGAACACGTACTTCCTCATGCGAGACGACGGCGAGCTCGTCGCAAAAGCGGCGATGAACTACGCCGGCGGCTATCAGCCGGTAACGAGCTACCTGCCGCAGGTGCAGCTCGACCCGAACGCCGCGAACACGTACGCGTTCCTCGGCCAAGAGCGGAGGCGCATCAGCAACGCGACCTCCGGCCTGTATGCGGATCGAGGACCGCGAGAGATTGCGGTGACGTTCGACTCCGACGAGGCGCGGCGCTGCGTTCAGCTCGGAAAAACGCTTTACGTATCGGGCGGCCAGATTCTCCAGTTCGACGGCGAGGGGATTGCGGAGGTGGGCTTCCACATCCACCCCTGGTACATCGACGTGCTCTCTATCGGCGGCGGCTCTCTTGAAGCCGGAACCCATCAATGGTCTGGCTCATTGAACTGGCAGAACATGAAGGGGGAGTACGAGCGCTCGACGACCGCGGCCTACGAAGAGCTCACGGTCACCGCGGGCCAAAAGGCGGCGATGTCCATCATCCCGCTGTACATGACGCGGAAGCAGTCGCAGGCCCCCTACCTCCGAACCCCTCCGGCGTATGAGATCTGGCGGACGCTGAAGAACCCGCCGGACGGCGCGCCGCGGTACCTCACGAATAGCAAAATCCCGTCGTCCCTTAGCGGCGCAAACTGCTACATTGCAAACGACCCGACCACCGCGTTCCTGCCGACCTACGAGGACTCCTGGGATGACGACACGCTCGACGGCAAGGAGCAGCACCCGGAGAACGGCGCGGTGCTCGAGAACCTGGCGCCGCCGGCGGCTACCATCATCCTTGCCTCGCACGAGCGGCTCATCCTGGCCGGCATCTCGCACGACCCGAACGAGCTCTGGTACTCGAAGCAGCGCGGTAACGGAGAGATCGCGGCCTTCCATGACTCGCTCGTCGTCCAGCTCCCCGCATACGGCGGCAAGATCACGGCGCTCGCATACAACGGGCAGACGCTTACCGTGTTCAAGGAGCGGGCGATCTACGCCCTGCCGGGGGACGGTTTCGACAACTCCCAGGAGGGCTCTAACCTCGGCCCGCCGCAGCTCATCAGTTCCGACATCGGCTGCGCGTCGCACGACCTCGTCGCGACGACGACGAGCGGCATCTTCTTCAAGAGTCAGCAGGGCTGGTACAGCCTGGATCGCGGATGGAACCTGCAGTACGTCGGCGGGCCAATCGAAGACTATGACGGCGACACCTGGAAAGCGGTCGTGGTCATCGAGTCCAAACACCAGATCCGCTGCGTCTCGACGTCGCGGATCATGATGTTCGACTGGACGGCCGACGAAGGGCGTGGAGCCTGGAGCGAGTGGGAAGAGGCCGGTGCGGTAACCAGCTGCTTCTGGGGCGTGAGCGACACTGGCACCTACGGCCCGCACTGGTACGCGACGAACACGGCGGTCAAGCGCGAGAAGCTCGCGCACGGGACCGACGTCACCTACAGCCTGTCGTGGAAGTCTGCGCCGTTCTTCCTCGGCGACGTTCTCCTCGGCGCGAACCACATCAAGGAAATCGGCATCCTTGGCGAGTACAAGAGCGCGCACGATCTGGAGGTCAAGCTCTTCAAGAACTACGAGAGCACGGCGTTCCAGACCAAACAGTGGACGGTTACGCCGGCGGCGACGGGTCCGGAGATCGCTCGCCATCGGCCATCGCAGCGCCGCATGGCAGCGATTCAGATCCAGCTTACGCCGAAGGCGGTCGGAGGTGGCGGAGCGCCCACCGGCGAGGCGCTTAAGCTCGTAGGCGTAACGCTCAAGCTCGGCATCGAGCGCGGGCTCCACAAGGTGCAGGCGGCTCAGAAGCAATAGGAGGATACGATGGGACTCTGGGGCGGAATCAAGAAGGTTGGTCGCGGCATCGGGCGCGGGGCGAAGAAGGTTGTCCGGGGCGTGAAAAAGCTCGGCAACTCGATGGACCCGACGAATAACGAGTACACCGCGGTAGACCCGAGCGGCGGCCTTTCTGGCACCGCTGGCGCGGCCGGCCAGTTTGCCGGCGTCGGCCAGGAGGGCTTCGGGCGGTACAACCAAGGGCTCGACGCCCTGAACGCACAGCTCCGCGGCCAGACGATGGGGCAGAACCTCGTCTCGACCGAGCAGCTCCGCCAGGGCCTGCAGCAGAACGTCGCGGCGCAGCAGTCGATGGCAGCCAGCGCGGCGCCACAGAACCAGGCCATGGCTCAGCGCACCGCCATGATCCAGGGCGCGCGGGCGGCCTCTGGGATGAGCGGCCAGGCGGCGCTGGCGGCGCTCCAGGAGCGTGACCTGGCGCAGCGGCTCCTGGCGCAGAACCAGCAGCAGCAGATGGACGCCAACCTCCGCGCGGCGCTCGAGTCGCGGCGGACGGAAGGACAGGCGTACGGGAACATCGAGGACGCCAGGACCCGACGCTTCGAGGCCATGTCGAAGCAACCGACTGACCTCCAGCGAGGCATGAAGGCCGTATCTGGTGGCGTCAAGGCGATCGGCAAGGTTGCCTCCTTCTTCTCCGACCGGAACCTCAAGAAGGACATCCATGGCGCCGACGAGGACGTGCAGGAGTTCATGGACGGCCTGAAGGCTTACCGCTACGAGTACAAGAACAAGCGCCACGGCAAGGGCAAGAAGCTCGGCGTCATGGCGCAGGACCTCGAGCGCTCGAAGGTGGGGAAGAAGACCGTCCGCAAGCTGCCGGAAGGCAAAGCGGTGGACGTCGCCGATCTCACCTCCGCGCTCGCGGCCGGCACCGCCAACCTGAACAAACGCCTTTCCCGTCTGGAGGCGAAGAGAGCTCGCTAAATGTTCACCCCGCCCGAAGACTGGAATCTGAACCCGGACCTCCTCGGCTCGCTGGGCGATTCGCTGGATCCAGCAGCAGCCCCCGTCGAGGACGCGCCGGCCTATCCGCCGCCCGACTGGTTCGGCGGAGCACCGCCGATCGAGGAGCAGCCGGCCGCTCCCTTGCCCGAGCTCACCCCGGCAGAGGCGGCTCCGTTCGAGGCGCCGCTCGAAGAGGCGGCCCCTGTCGAGGCGGTGGAGCCCGCAGCTCCCTACCTGATGGGGATGCCGGGCGCGCCGACTCAGGAGGACGTCGAGCTCGAGCAGAACCCGGTCGAGGTCGCGAGCGTCGAGGACGGCGGCCTGGTCGCGCCAGCCGAGCCCGAAGCGCCTGTGCAACTGGACGCCATCTCCGGCGGAGCTCTGCCCGAGGCGCCGCAGCCCGAGCTCGAGTCGGCGGTACCGGGCGACGCCCAGGCGCCGATGAGCCCAGAGGACGAGGCC